CGGCCGCTGCCTCTTCTTCCTATCGTCTCCTCATCTCTTAATTTCCAGGCCTGCCGCGACATCCTGCCATCTATATCTCGTAATCAACCTGTATCAAATTCGGAGCTTCTCCTCTCATCTCCCCATCCAGGATGAAAGCCTTGTTCCCTGCCGTAACGCCCTCCCCTCGCGCCAGGAATTGCTGACCCTGCGCGTTCTGAACTGTGGAGGTTCCATCCCCGTTGTTCTCTACTACCGACACAATAATGAGATTGGTGGCCGGTATCAGCCGCTGAAACCTCTTCCAGATGTTCGGGCTATTCATAGTGTCTCTCCACCTGGACGGACTGCCGCACCTTGGTGACGGCTCCGGCTTTTACGGCCCCGATGGCAATGGACATAACCTGACCTCTCCAATCCCCTTCCACGGAATCCTGCACTCTCAGGAGTTGCCCAGGCAGAAGAACGCCCGGGTCCTCCTGGTCGGGAAGGACCGGCATCTCAAGAGTGACCTCCTCTTTGCGGCCAGTGGCCGATATGAGGTTCCTGGCCCTTTCCCTGCCGGTTTCGGACGCCGTTATGAGGGGGTCTGTCACCATGGTCAAAAATGGCTCCCCGTTGGTGCCAAGTCGCGTAACCTTGACCAGAGAACCAAGACTGGTGGTCCCGGCAACATAAATGCCGTTGTGCCGTGGGCTGGGTTTCCAGGATTGCCCCACGGTTAGGGCAAATCCCTTGTCTACCGCCTTGTCCGGTATCGCCGTGCCCCAGTTCCAGGGGGCTACCGGGTACCGGGGCATGAAGACCAGGTTGCGGGATGCCGGGGCCGGACTTATCACGGCGCCGAGAGCCTCGGACAGGATGAGCAGGGCCTCCATGGAGGTCTTCTCGGCGTAGCTGAATGCGCCAGCGGCGATAGCCGGGTCCACTCCGGAGGGATGAATGGTAATATTGGACCCGCTGTTCCAGCCCGGTACCAGCTCCACGATCTTGTTCGCCTCCTGGGAGAATGTGGCCAAGGCCCCCTGAATGTAGCTCTTGGTTCCGGAATACGGCGCGGCCAGTTCAGCGGAGAGAGACCGGCCGGACACCGAGAAGTCAGACTTCCCGAAAGAGGAGTTCCGGCCATACCCCTCAACCAGGAATCTCCACACATGACCGTTGATGGCGACGATAACCTCCACCTGCCCGGATACCGTGGGCTTGATGAGGTCCAGGGCCGCCTTGTTCGACACCTCGGCGCTCAAGGACCAGGCCCAGCTGTCAATATCGGTGGACAGGTTAATGGCGTCAACCGGTACCGGCGCCATGTCCGACGCCCGGTGCATGGTTACAGTGTTCATAATGAGGTAGACCTCCCGTAGAATTTGCCTTATCACCGGGAAGCGGGGCGCTACCGGGGGCGTGTCCTTCGGCCCGTTCCAGGTGCCATCAAAGCAGACCAGCGGATAGTTGGCGGACAATTCGGCAAAGACTAGAGGCTGTCCGGGCGTGTAAGGCGCCAGGTGAGCATTGAATACAAGCTGATCCCCCCGAGGCGGGATGTAGACATGAATGCACCATCTGGGATGCCACTCAGGCCCCCAGACAATATCCTTGTGGGTGTCCCTGGCGAGTGGATAACTGTACCAGACCCCCCAGGCCAAATCCTTGCCCCTGAGCAGTTCCCACGATACCACCGGGAAGAAGTCCTTCACTGCCGGGTAGGCGTACCCCGCCACAAGACCGGCCTCTTCAGGCCTCAGTACCCCTCCCCAGGCCACTTCCAGCCAATCGCAATCGAATACCCCCGGATACCGGTAACCCAGGCTATTATCGAAATGCAACTGATTGCAAACGTCTCCCCACTCGGAGGTAAGGCCCCTCTCCAGGGGCGGGACCATGTTCCAGGGCTCTTGCACCTGCCTTTCCAGAGTGTCCGGAGAGTCCCACTTCGCCTCGGCAGGGGACTCCTTCGGAAGGGCTTGGATGTATCTGTGGTCTACCTGATAATCGAGGCCACCGCCCTTGGTCCACCGGGAAGAGATTTCCGGGCCAAACGGATGCAGCACATACCAGCTCGGGGCGTACTCGGCATCCATGACAGCCGGGATATCCATGTTGGCCAATACCTTGGCCGCCAAAGAAGCAGCAGGTAAGCAACCCGCCTCAAGGAAGACTTCAATTGAAGCCCTCAGAATAGTGGATGGGACCGCCTCCACCAACACCGGCACATCCATGGCGGCTTGAGCCGCATGGACAAGCATAGCCGTGGCCGTAACGGCAGGGCTGAGGTCGAGAAGCGACTCGCCTTGCAGGTTGCTGAGCGCCCCGAAGACAATATCATCCCCCGCCGGGGGGATATACGATGGGACAGACGAGGCCGCAAACAGCAACTCAGTCATTGTTCATCCGCACCACTATTGCACCGGGGGCAAACATCAATGCCGGACCTCCGGCGCTCACCGTTTTGGGGGAGGCCAAGGCCGCCCAGGAAAACTGGTTTCCGCCGGTGGAGGCGTCATGGAAGGCCACTCCCTTCACCTGCCCCCAATCATTCACCGGGTCGGGAAACAGAATCACCGCAGCATTGATATGGGCGTTATCCGGGTCCCGCACGGACCACACCGCGTCGTCAGGGCCAACGGCTATCCGGGCGTAATCAGCCGCCGCAACCTCCACCAGTCCACCGGGGTCCGTAGGGAGGGAGGTCAGCAGGGCCAGCCACACTCCGGCGGGTTTGGCCCAGGTAGAGGACCTCAACAGGTGGCCCAACGCCTGTATTTCAAGGTATTCAGAAGCGCCCATGTCAACTCCTTAGTTCTGGGGAGGGTTCCCGTTGTCGTCCACCTGGTACACCCGGTCGTAGACCATGGCGTTCAGGAACCCGGTTGGCCGGTCATCAAAACAGATAACCAGATACGGATTGGCAAGGCTCTGGGCCGGAAGATGGCGAAAGGCGAAAATCCCGTCATCCTGGGTAACCGTACTAATAACGTAAGCCCCTGACGCCCTGTCCTGCACCACTATTCGCCGCCGCACCGGTTGTCCGTCCAGCAATGTCTGGCCCTCAAGCCGATGCGGGGGGGTAGAGGGCCAGGGAGGCCCTGGAAGTACCACATCAACAAATATATTCATCACTATATCGGCCATTTCTAATCCCAACCATCAGTGATATCAAACCACAACTGCCCCTGACCCTGAGTAGAGGTAGAATATCCACTATTCACAGGCAGAATAGTTCGTCCGTTGAAGGTAAAAGGCACATCGTGGGTTTTGGGACGGAAACTCCAGGGAAGGTATATCCCTCGATGATGGCCAGTCAGGAACCCATCCACCCCAGAGAACATCCACAGTTTATGCACTGCGTAACCCCTGTCTGCCAGACAGTATTTAGTCGAATTTAGGGGATAGTTAGCAACAGTCCCTCCTATACAGACAGAAGCAAGGGCCTTACCATGTCCTGGGTATGCCCCTGCATAATTCAAACCAGTTATAGTAAAAACGCTACCTAGCCCGTAAACAGCCCCACTCATAAAGGTATAACCCATGGAGTTCCCTGCTGCCGTAGTGATATAGAGACCGGCGGCATAGGTATGCCCTGCAATGTAAGAATTGTAGGGGTCATCAGAAATAAGGCTTTGGTATTCCCCGAAAACATGCGGGGTATACCCTTGCGAGTTATCCAGAAAAACATAGGCGGTCCTCTGGTCGGCGACTACCATCCAGGTTGCGCCATTAGCGGAAGCAGGCCTCTTTCCGAAATACCGTTCACCCCACTTCCCCTGCCCGGCAGTGGCGCTTGACATGGATTCGTACCCGCTCATGATGGTAACGTTGGGGTAAGAGGGCACGTTGTCCATAACCTGATAAAACTGCCGCGCCCCTTCCAACGCCCGGAACACCGCGCAATTATCCGTCTCGGTAAAAGGCTCTTCCCATCCCGCCGGGTCTTTTGTCCCGTAGCCCGTGACAAGACATGCTCTCAAAAGAGCCGCCATACTGCCGAAAGTAGCGCTCGGATGGGCAGGCGCCCCCGAGTCCGTTGACCTGTAAACTCTGACCACACTCGCCATTAGTTTGCATCCCCCCTTATCTGAAGCATGAAGTTATCAGTCGGCTCGGTCACTTCCCCCTGCATGGTGGTCCGGGCCAGCCACATGGGGTAGTTCGCCGCCGAGGTGTCGAACCTGACGTTGTTCCCGGATACCCAGCCCGACCCCCAGCCCGCCGCCACGATACGGAAATAGGGTTTATTCGTGGCCGGATTGATGGGCGCGATATCCGCGAGGATACTGGCCCCGGACAGGATGACGCCGAGCTGTTCCCCGACAACATCAACCGTCTGGCCGGAGGTAAACTTGATGACCCACCGCTGGTCTACCCCGCCATCGTTGGTCATCACCACCGGGTAGTTCAGATTATCGTACTTGGCTGTTGAATCGTCCCCGCTACGGACATCCCGGTAGATTCCATCCCACGTCTTCTGGGTGAACCACCGGATAATCCGGGAGCAGAGGTCCCCGAATATGAGGGCCGAAGAACACTGCGCGCCTGTCGCCGGATAGGTGTGGGTGACCGGCCCGACCGAGGACAGATACCCGTTAATCTGGGCTTCCGAGATCAGAAGCATGTCCTCTATCCGGTGGGCCGCCACGATGTTCTGGGTCCCGCCGTCAGTCAAGGCGTTCATCCCGGCGGGGTTCGTGACGGTGATTCTTCCGAGGGGCAGGTCCACCGTGTAGTAGCTCTCGAGAACCAGGTTGCCCTGATAGTCGATGAGGTCCACGATGGACAGGTTTGTCCTGCTGAGCTGGATAACCTGGTCCTGGACAAAGCTGGACCCGACAGGCTCCGAAGCGGTGTGGTGAAGAACCACCACGTCACCCGGCCTGAAGATCGGGACCCGGCCATCAGTGGGGAGCCTGACGGGCTCTATCCCTACCAGGTCCGCTTCCAGCGGGAGGGTGGAGTACAGGACCGTATTGTACAGGGCCGTCTCGGGGGCCACGCCGCCCGGCTTCCATATCATACCTTCCACCACCAGAGAAGCATCGTACCAGGGCTCTTCCTCATTTCCGGCGGCGGTCACCATCTCCCCGAAGGCCAGCCGCACCACGCCGTTCTGGGTGTCTATGGCCCCCAGAATCATGTCATCCTGAATCACCCCATCCGTGCCAGCAGTGGCAGTAATCAGGGTCCCGTCCTCGAGGTTGGCCCGGCAACTGAAACTGCCGTCCCGCACCGGAGCGCCGGGGGTCCGGAACACATATCCCGGTTGCAAATAAGAAGCGTTTGAAGACAAGAGGCAATCAATGTCAATGTCCCCCATGGCCATGGAAGGGTAAACATCCAGGGTCGCCTTGCCATTGGCGTAGTCAATGGTGCCGCTGTAGGTTCCTACCCCGGTTGCCGCGTCCCGGTTCCGGTATATCTTCCCGGCCACGTCATAGAACCTGTGGCCGCCGAAATTGAATACCACGGAATTCGCCACTATCCGGTCCGCTGAATAGGGGTTCAGGTCAAGCGTCAGGACCGGGGCCGCAATGGTATCCTGCTTGTCCGCCAGCATCGGGGGGGTATCCGGGGAGTAGTCATAGGTTACCCCGCCATACAGCTCCTCCGTGTGGTTTGTCAGGTAATAAACCATGAAGAATCGAGCCGTCGTACCACCTGGGTTGATATTAACTAGCGCCCAATAATAGTTCCGCCGTTGATAGGGTCCTATGGCGATAAAAGAGACTGCCCCGGTAGTGTAGTTGACCGTCCCGGCAATCTCGCCACCCAAATCAACCCGGAGATTGCCGTTGCAGTCGTCTATCAGGTGATGCGTAACATAAACAGGGGTGGTTGCGCCTCCTGGTCTCACCTCCTGTATCTGCTTAGCCTGCCAGGTGATAGCCACGCTTCCTGGCCGGAGAGGCGCGCCGGGTATCGTATACTCCACCAGATTGTCATCCAAAACCGGGTCCATCTCGGTTATGGAATTGGCGGTCTCCTGCTGATAGGCTATGGTGTACTCCGTGCCGCTGGGGGGTATGGTGTCCGGTTGAATCCAGACCTTCCCCGCCCCATAGGACACGTACCCGGTGGCGTCCCCGGTCAGGTTGCTCTCCCCATCATCGGTAGCCGTCCTGAGGGAACCATCCATCCAGGTAATAGTCACGCTGCCCGGTTCGACCCCGGAGAAACTCAGCTCCTTGTATAGGACCGGCTTCAGATAGGGCACGCCCCCGGAACGGTCAGTTACGGCGGCCCCCGAGCCCCAACTGAATATGATGCTGGTCCCCACGTCCGGGAGAGCCCCCAGGGTGACAATCAGAGACCCGGACACGTAATCGACAGTGCCGGTCCCCACGTTCTCCAGGTCAGACGTGAGAACCCCCCGCCCGTCATCGTAGAGCCGGTACCACTTCCCCTGAGCCATGTAGTCGATATACACGCTGCCGGGTTGCGGCGTGGGGTTGCTCAGGTTCGGGGTGTAGGTGTAGGACCGGTTCGCCAGCTCGACCTGAATCTCCATGGTGGTGTATGACTCGGGAATGGCTACCGCCGGCGTGGCGGTAAGGGATACCTCGCCGCTCCAGGATGCGCCCTGGATGCTAATCTGACCGGAAGCGTAATCCACAACCCCGGAAAAGCCGCCATCGGTTACCACCGGGACCAGGGCGCCCCTCAGGTCCTTGAAGGCGTACCCGAGGATGGTGATGTCCAGGGACCCCGGCATTACCCCGTCGGGGAGGTGTATGGCGTTCGCGGCGTCACTCCGGGTCCCGGTAAAACTCATGCTTCCGGCGGGACCCTTGGGGTAATAGGTCACCGTATCGCCGCCCATGAGCTGGTCCACCAGGGCTGATTCTATCTGGCTGGTGGGGACGAGCTGGTTGTAGATCGAATCCACCCTGAAGGTTCTGGCCCCTTGCGCAATCGCTTGCACTACCTTGGACACCCCGTAGTACCGGGATGCATCCGTGACCACGGTAGCATGTATCCGGGTATTGGCCTTGGTCGTATAGGGCGTGACCTCAATCCCCGGAAACGTGTAGTTCAACGGGGCGGAAATATCGAGGGTGACCAGATCCACCTCGAAAACGCCGTAGACCGAATGGACAAAGGATTCCCGGACAACGGAAACCCCTGTTATCCTGACATACTGAGTGTCGCCATTAACGACATTGGTCAGGACTATGGTTTTTCCGATCTCCGGGTAGGTGGAATTAATTTTCTGAAAGCAGTTGATAGTCCGCTGCCCCGCCAACTGGTCATTCATGGGCCGCACCAGGAGCTCCTGGGCCATGCCCACATAACTCTCGATCCGGTCTTTGGCGTCGTCCCGGATGTCGTCGAAATCCCCGGTGGAAAACATGGTGACATACACGTTGTCGTCGTCCGGGGGGTCGGTGATAATGGCGTGCGCCCCGTAATACATGTCCGAATTGTTTGTCATGACCGCCGGAAAACACTTGCGCAGGCTCACCCTGCCATACACCCTGTCGAGACGGGAGATGTCCGGAAAGAGGTTGTTCAATTCCCCGGACACCACTTCGTTACCGGTCATGGCCCCGCCGCCATCGTAGTAGTCGCTGAGCCGCTGGGACGCCATCAGCTTGATATCGCTCTTGAGTATCGTCACTTATACCTCCATGAACCGAAGCGCCAGGCTGTACCAGTGGCCGCTTTCAGTTTGATTCCAGGCCAGGACCGGGACAGCGGTAATGGGGGCGTCAGATTGCCGGAATACCACCGTGAACGTCCGGGCGTCCTTCAGGGTCAAGGTGAAAGTGCGTCCGGGAATATTCCTGCGCCCCTGCAAGGCAAGCACGGTCTCCCTTGTGACCCACCCCATGTCATCGTGAGCGCCGCCCAGGGTTATCGGGCGACCGGCCTGTTTCACCGACTCCTCGATAATGAGGCTCCCGCCCAACGAATATTCAGCGGCCTGAGCGACCGGACTCCAGTCGAACTCGTCAACCCAGTGCAGGTCGTCGGGCAGCTCGATGGCAATGTCATCAGCCGCATCGTAAAGCGTTATCATACGGTCCTCATTCCGGCTTCCTCCAGTAATCCGAGGAATTGCTTCACGCTGCCATGGATGTCGGTGGTTATCTGCTTCCCGGACGGGCTCTGGAGAATCAGCCTCTGCGTGGTGGCCGGTTTCACCTCCCCTGCATCGGCGAACGGGGTCTCAGGCGCCCGCGCCAGCGCGGCGAGGGCGGGGAAGATACTGGCGCCCCGAGCGGAGTCGAAGGGCCCGCCCGTGGCAAAGTTCACCTTGGGCGTGGGGATATGGATGTAATCCTTCCACGCGCCCGCTTTGGCCTTCAGCCGCTCCCATATCTGGCGGCCCGCCGCGCTCAGGGGGTCGTTGATACCGGCCATGAACCCCCGCCCGATATTGCTCTCCCAGAAATGGACCGCCTCGTTATTTACCGCCCACTCCCCGGAACGCACCCGCACCAGCAGGTTATCCACCGGCGAATCCGGGCCGGGGAAACGGCCGCCGCCCGCGAAGCCGGGCGCCAGGGCGGACGATGATGAAGAGGACGCGGCCGCCTCCTTCTCCCGTTCCTTGCGGGCCGCCTCGGCCTCTTCTTTGATGTTGGCCATTTTGCGCTTGTGCAGCTCATCCAGCAGCCGGAGCGCTTCCTGGTACTCGTTGACGATAGCCGTGTTTCCGGCCTCTTGCGCCTCGGCCAGCCTGGCGAGCAGATCATCCTTCTTCGCCTGGTAGTCCCGCTCCTCGATGGCTTCCTTGTTGCCCAGCATCTGGTCCAGCTCGTCGCGCAGGCTGTTCACCGTATCCTCGGCCTCATCATGGGCCTCCTTCAGCGACTGGGTGAGGCGGTCTATTTCGCCGCGCAGGTCCTCCAGGTCGGAATCGTTCAGGAGGTCCATCTGTTTGACCAGCGAGGCGGCGCTCCGGAGCTGCCACTCGGTGGCCAGGCCCATTTGCTTCAACTGTTCGGTCAGCTCCGTAACCGCCAGGCGCTGGCTGTAATAACGGTAGGCGAGCTGTTCGGCCTTCTTGGCGTGCTCCCCCAGCAGGCTGGAAAAGAGACCGATATCCCGCGCGGCCTCGGCGGCCTTGCGGGCCGACACCGCCACCTCTTCCAGCTTGGCCTGCAATTGGTCCACGGTCTTCAGGGCCGTGTCCTTGATGGAGACCCCGAAGGCCGCCGCCACCTTTGGCCCCAGGGCGATGACGCGGTTGGTGATGGCGTCCCACTGGGCGTAAAAGCCCTCGGCCAGGGCGCGGAAGGCCGCTCCCTCTTCAGCCGCCGCCTTTTTCGCCGAGGCTGCCGCCTTTTCCTGCCCGGCGATGATATCGGCGTTGATCTGGTCTTCCAGGGCCTTCCTTTTTTCGGCGTAGGCCCGGTCGGCCTCGTATTTCTCCGCCAGGGCCCGCTTGTACTCCACCGTGTCGGGGATGGCGTCGGCCAGTTCCCGCCGCTTCAGTTCCGCTACCTGGGCCAGATAGTTCTTCTCCGCCTCCAGCTTGTCGCGGGCCGCCTGCTGATGGGTGATGAGGCCGTCCCGTTCGGAGTCGGCCAGCCAGTCCAGGCGCTTTTGCAGCTCGAGCTGGTAGTCCAGGGAGGATTTCTGGATCTCTTCCCGGCGGACCGCCTCGGCCTCCCGCGCCAGTTCCGCCTCCGCGGCCGTATGGGCGGACAGCGCCCGCGTCATAGCCTCCAGAGACTCCTTGTAGGGTTCCGTTTGCCGGTCATACAGGCCGGAAATATGCTCGAAGCGGCTCTTCTCCAGGTCATAGGACCGGATAGCGGCGTCCGCCTCCATCTCCAGCATTTCCCGGCGGCCCTGCCGCTCCGTGATTACACGCTGGTTTACCTGCTCTTCAATAAGGCTTTTACGATCCTCGTTTCCGGCGCGGATCACGTCCAATACGGCGCGGGCCTTGTCCATCTCGATAAGGACCGCGTCCCCCTTGTGCTGTTCCTCCAGCTTCAACAGGGCCTGAGATTGGGCTTTAGTCCAGAATTCCAGCTCGGTCTTGTTTTTTTCCGCCGCCTTTATATGCGTGGCATAGTACGCCTCCACCTTGGCCACTCTCTCGCGATATGAAAGCTCGTACTTCTCGGTTAATTCGCGGTCTATATCACCCATCGCCTTGGCGGCGGCTTCGGCTGCCTTTATCTGTTCTATTGACACCTTGCCGGCTGCCTTAATCTGAAGTTCAGCGGCTGCCGCCTTCTCATCGGCCAGTTCCTTGTCAGTCTTTTTGGAGCTTTCAGCGTACCCGCTGTATCTCTTCTGGATATCGTCAACGGTCTTGAAAAAGTTGTTTTCAATCTCCTCCATCTTCTTCCGGGTCGCGTCAATACCATCGAGCGGCGCCCTGGCCAGGGCCGCCAGCTTGTCCATGGTCATGCCTATCAGGGGACCGAGGAAGGCGAACCCTTTGAGCAAAAAGACGATTGCCTCCGAGAGAGGCTTCATCCCCTTGAGGATGTCGGTAAAGGCGGGCATTAACGCTTCGCCCACCTTCGCCTTCGTCTCCAGCATCTCGTTGTTGAAGCGGTTAATGGCGGCCTGGCCTTTTTGTGACGCCTCTTCGGCGGCCTTGCCGTAGGTATCGTGCAGAGCCGCGCGTAGCTTGGGCAGGAACTCGTCGGCGGTCAACTCCCCCCGTTCCATCATCTTGTCCAGCTCGGCGGTGGATACCCCCATGGCCCTGGCCGCGATCTGGAACGCGCCCGGCAGACGCTCGCCCAGTTGCTGGCGCATCTCCTCGGCGGACACCTTGCCCTTGCTCATCATCTGCTGCACGGCGTTCAGCGCCCCGGCGGCATCTTCGCCGGACAGCCCCAGGGCGGTGGACGCCTCGGACAACGCCGTGAATATGCGGCGGGTCTCTTCCCCCTCCAGGGCCGTGCCCTTGCTGGCGGCGGCCAGCTTGCCGTACTTGTCGGCGGCGGAAGCGATATCCAGGCCCAGACGGTCGGCCTCCTCGCGCACGAACGCCATCTCCCGCGCCGCGTCCTGGCCGGACACGGAGCGGAACGAGGTCTCCAGCTTCTGCACCTTCAGGGCCGCGTCAATACAGTCCTTGGCCAGAGCGCCGATCCCCACCGTGGCCAGCGCTCCGGAGAGAGCCCCGGCGGCGCCCTTCAGGGAGAGAAAACCGCCCGCGTTCCCCTTCAGCTCCTTGTCCAGCCCGGCGAGCTGTTCCTTCAGCGCCGCTTGCGCCCGCTTGATCTCGTCGGCGGAGGCGACACCGGAGGTCTTGATCCGCTCGAACGCCTGAACGAGCTTCACCTTCTCCTTTTCGATGTCGAAGGCGGAACGCAGGTTGAGAGACCTGAAGGCGTTGTCGAGAATGCCGGAGACGTTGTTTCCCGTGCGGGCCAGCTCTTTCAGGTCAGCGTCTATCTTGTCGAAGGTCTTGGAAAACGCATCCTTTGCGGCGATGATGATTTCCATTACGGATGGCTGGGCCATATGCCTCTCCTGTTAATTTTGCGCTTTGTTTTCAGCCATGATATCCTTGCCCCATCATCCCAATTCAGGAGGCCGCTATGGGAACACTCACTACCTTCATCGCCCTGGTTCTGGTTGCCTGCATGTTCTGGAAATCGTCAACCGCGGTTATCTTGCGCAAGGCGCTCGGCGTGTTGCTCATGATCTGCGCCGCGTTGTGGCTTGTTTTCTGACCTCCGGCCTAAAACACCACTCTCACTTGTTCATCCACTGCTCGAACTCCTTCGCGTCCGCGTGATATCCCATGCGGGCCGCTATCGCGCCTCGCCTCATCGCCTCTCCATCGTGCCGGTAAACCGCCTGCAAGGCCGCTATGAAGTGGCTGTATCCGTATTCTCCGGCGGCCTGGCCGTGGCCGCGCTCAATGAGGAGAAATAGAGCGTCGAGAAGGTCCGCATGGCTGAATTTCTCAGGTCTTCGAGGACTCCCTTGACTCCGAACGTCCCCGCCAGGCCGAAAAAAACCGCGTTCACCCTCCGGAACGCCTCCCACACGGCTTCCAGTTCCGAGGGGGCCAGCTCTTGCAGCTCCTCCAGCGGGCAATCCACCGCCAGGGGCAGAACCTCCGTGGCCTTGCGGATCACATCCGTCACGGTCACCGCCCCGAGCCTGCCGTCCTCTCCCCGGATGAGGGACAGGAGGTCTTTTACCTTCAGTTCCGAGACGGTGATCTTTCTGCCGTCGATTTCGATTACTTCGTGCTTGCGCATTTATGCCTCCAATAGGGGTCGAGGGTTCGAGGGGTCGGGGGTTCCACTTGAACCCTCGAACCCTGGCGCTTACGCCTCCAGGATTTCCCGGAAATACTTGCTGCCGGTAAGACGGGTCAAGTCCGCCTGGGCCGAGCCTTCCAGTGTCATCTGTCCAATGCCGTCGCCGATGAGGGACAACTCCTTGAGCGGGTCGGAGCTGAACTTGAATATCTCGACCACCACCGCCTTGTTGTCTTCCGTGGTGTTCATCCCCTCGAAACGTAGGCAGTAATCCTTGGCCGCTTCGGTCATGGCCTCCACCGTCTCTTGCGCTGCGTAGGAATAGCTGACCTCCAGTTCTTCCGCGTCTTCGATATTTACCGCCGCGCCGGCCGCGGTTTGTTCGGCGGTTGTCAGAATGTTGATGGAACCTGCCTCGGGGTTGACGGTGTAGTTTTTGCCCGCTTCATACGTTACCGGCGTTTCGTCCGTGGACTTGACCACAACGGTGGACACCTTGACGTGAGCCAGCGCCGAGGTCTTGCCAAGGTAGGCGGTAACGGGCTCATCGACGGCGCTACCGGCAACCACGGCGGCGGCCGTGCCGCGCAATGCCTTGGCCAGGTTCTCCTTGTTAAGGGATTCCAGAGTGGCGCTGACGTTGACCTTGGTCTCGGTGGTGATCCGCTTGTCCACGGCCCTCTGTCCGGTGGTGGACTCCTTGTGTTCAGTCACGGACACGGAGATGGAGATCTTCAGGTCCGGGACGTTGCCCACATGGCTGTAACCCTTGGGCTTTCCGGTGGTGGCGTCACGCTCCGCGATGAGCAGCGCCCCCTGCCCGGAGTAGTATTTCGATTCAACTAGATTCTGTGCTGTCATGTGTGCCTCCTTTAAAAGCCGTTATCCGTGCCCGTGTCCGTCAAACCCGAAACCCACCTTTACGGGCACGGACAACGGACACGGACAACGGGTTCTACGCTATCCCCAATTCCTCCAATTTTTCCTTCAATCTGTCCTCGCTCACCGGCGCGGCCGGGCTGGCGGTGGTGAACAGGATGTCGTATTCCCATATTCCCTGTTTCTCCTCCACGAACTCGTCTCCCGCGTACTCGAACCGGGAGAGGCCCGGTATCTGCCAGCCGTTGAGGATCAGCCGCGCCGCCTCCAGGATTAGGAGCGCGTCGCTCTCGAAGCGCGCAACGGCCCGAATGGCGATTCTCGGATGACGCCCTTTGTCCACCTCGCTTCCCGCATAATGGACCAGAAGCGCCCCGCGCGGATGCCGGAGGCGGTAATCCCCCGGCTTGTCCGGGAAGCAGGCGATTTCAAGGCCGGTTATATACGTCTTCAAGCGGTCTGTAATGTGATTGACGATCTCGTGGGCGTACATCAGAACCCCTCCAGCGTTTCCCTGGTGAAGATCCTGCCCGGCACCGTGAATCCGGCGGAGGAAACGGCCGCGGGCGCGGCCTCCGCCTGAGCCGCGCCGATGGTGACCAGCCCTTTCGCGATGTTCTCCAGGAGCTTTATCGCGGCCTTGTATCTGTCTTTCCGCACCTCCGGGGGGTCGGTGTCCCGCCGGGAAAAGAGGTTGTAGATGGAGATATCGGCGGAGACCTTGCGGATCACGTCCGGAACCGGGGAAAAGGGGGTCTTGTACCGGCCGGCCACCCAGGCGTCTATCTCCGCGTCCGCGTCGGCGACGGCCTCGGCTACCACGGTGTCATCGATTGAGCCGGTAAGGGCGTCGTCGGTAAGGCTCGCGATAACCGCCTCCGGAAGTTGCTTCGTGATATCCGTCAGTGTGCAGTAGGCCATGTCCGTTACCCGTTATCCGTGTCCGTTTTCCTGCCCTTGCCCTTGACCGGCTCTTCCGCTATCTCCTCCACCATCAGCATCGGCTCGGCCTTCAGCGTCTCCAGCTCCTCTTTGCTGAACCGCCCGTCCGGGTAGCAGGCTTCCGCCGCCGGGTGGCTGATTCCGCAGCGGCGGAAGCCGTCCATCTTCGATTTGATCCGTATCACGGCGTCTTTCCTCCCCTTTGGAGTTCCGTGCAGACTGTGTACGCAGCCGCCGCCCCGGAATAGGACTTGAACGCCACGGTGTTCATATCTTTGTTGAGCCCGATGCAACCGCCGGTACCCGGCATGAAGGCCGTGTTAGCGCCCAGATGGCGCTTGACGCGCACGGCCTTGTTATCCGCGTCGGTTGCCTCCCAGCAGAGCTTGCTGTAACCGGCGACATTGACGGTTGCGATAGTCCCATTGGTGGTGGTCGTGGTAGTACACGCCGAAGCGGGCGGATACGGAGAGAATTCCTGAATCGCGTTTCCGTTGGGGTCCACCACCAGTTTCCCGGCGGGGACGGCATACGCGACAAACGCGGTGGAGATGATAACGGCCACACTGAGCAGCAGTAATAGATTCTTCATGGTTCCTCCTTGGCCTGTGCTTTCAACTTTTGGGCGGACGCCGTCCGCCCCTACGTTGATTCGGTACTGCCATCTTGAACGCACGGCCGAATAATCACGGCAGGTACGGGCACTCCAGCAGTTCGACCCGCTTGAAATTGGTGTTGCTCTCGCCGCCGTTGATGAGCTGCGCCTCGGTGATCTTCCGGCCCGCGCTGGCGTTGGTCGCGCCCACGACCATCAGTGTCGGCTTGATGCCAAGGGGTTGGCCGTTATCTTTCTTGAGAGCCATCATGCCGTCGTAGGCCGCCTCGAAATTGGCCGCATCCAGTTCGCTCTTGCTCCCGAACGCCATCTGCCAGAAGCCGAACCCGGCGTTGTCGCTGCAATCTATGCCGTAAAGGTACTCTTTGCGCATGAAAACGTTCTGGTCATTCTCAGCGTCCATGGCCACGAACTTCGGCTTTTTCCTCTGTTGATAAATGAGCGGGCGCAACGGGCGGCTGGTGTCCAGCAGATACCAGGGAGCGCCGCTGCCTGCCTGCATGTTGGAGACGCTGACCGTCTCCCCATCCACCAAAACAGGGTGATCCGTGTCGAAAAAATACTGCCCGTCGTAGCAATTGGTGGCGAAGCCGGCGGCCAGAAGCGCGAAGATAAGCTCGTCGGGATGTTTCGCGGCCGAGTCTCCCATCATCTGAAAAAGCGGGCTGTAGATTCCCACCTGGTCAGTTTCGACCTTGTCGCGGTCTACCCCCTGAGTCAGCTCGAACGACTTGTTCTTGATGGCGTAACCGTGCTGCTTGATGGAGTTGATAACGCGGTCCCCGATCCATTCGCGCATGGCGGGCACATCGCCCAGCCAGCCGTAATCCTCCTGGGCGGCGCTGGACGGAACCAGTGTCGCTATCTTGGGCCAGAGCGCCGGAACTCCGGTGAACCCGCTCTGGAACGCGGTGTTGAACGCCCTGTACAGGGCCTGAAGATTGGTGCTGTTGATATCCATATGAACGCTCCTTTTATGCTAGCTCTCTGTTTTAACCTCTCAGATCCACCCATACGCCGTGCGCGTCAACGTCAAAAACCCTGCCCGCCGCCGATTGGTTGGTGTCGGTGTGGGATACGGTCTGATCGTCCACGATGTAGCATTCCTTGCCGATGTCGGCCCTGGTGACCGGGTCGCCCGTAGAGTTCGCGAAGCGGAATATCCCCTTTTCGATCGGCACGGTCACGGCTCCGGCGCCGCCGCCGGAGTTGTCCACCTGCTCGCGGCAGCGGCCAACGCCCAGGATGGTCGTCGCCGTTGCGCCGGGAGTGGCGTTGCCGTCAGCGTCAACGGCCACGAGCGCCCCGGCAAAGAATTTTTTCGAGGCCGCGGCCGGGAGTTCTATCACGTCGCCGCTGCGGCGGGGGGTTGTACGGTCGGCTGTAAGCGCCATTTTTTACGCTCCTTTCATGCTGTTGTGCGTTACCCGATGTTGTTGGCTTTCTTGTAATCGTCCAGGCTCAGCCCCATCATGTCTACAACCTTCAACTCCTCGGCGTTCAGGGCCGCGCCTCCTTCATCCGCCCGCCTGCCGTCCAGGCCGCTGGCGCCGCCGATGACCGGGGCCGCCTTGGCGAATTCCTTGAAGCGTTCCAGGCCGCCTTCCATCCGGCACTGAGCGACGTGGTATTCCTTCGTCGCCGGTGTGATCTTGCCGTCTTTCAGCGCCTGGCCGATCTCGGCGTTGATGGCGGTCTCCAGCTGCTCGTCCCTGATCCGCTTCAGCTCGGTCTCGGCCGTGGTTGCGCGGTTCAGGGCGGTGTCGTAGTCCCCCCTGGGGACGAACCTGTCCAGGGGCGGGTTCTGGGCCTGGTTGAGGGCCGTGGCGTGCTCGGCCTTCATGGCGCCGATGCGGTTCAGGGCGTCCAGGAAGGTGGCGGTGGCCGGAAGCCCCAGCTCCGCCAGCAGTTTCGCGAGTTCCATTGTGGTCTCCTTTCCGTCTTGCTCGTGATTGAGCGCGTTGAGATGCAGATTGGGCTGGTTCGTGAGGCCGCAAGACGTGATGCGGAAGATGCGGCGCGTCTCCAGCTCGTAGCGGAACACTGGCGACAGATAGCGGTATTCCCTGTTCAGGACGGACTCGAGGCCCCTGGGCGTCCATTCCACCCGTCCCTCGATTGCGCCGTCTTCTCCCGCCCTCAGCTCCTTGATCCAGCCTGCGGCTGGCGCCGGTTCTCCGCCGGGGGCCTTCAGTTCGGTCGCGTGCTCCCAGTCGATGGGGATGTCCTTGCCGTCCACGGCGAACGCCTGGAGGATTATATCGGGCCGGTCGTTCACCCACTGGCGGCCGTCGCGGCCGGTGATGGTCCCGCCCGGCGGCAGGATGCCGATCCACTCCGGCGGCGCTGTGTCCTGGGCCAGCTCGAAATTGAGAGCCGCGCGGCCGGCGGCTGTGTCGATGGCGCTTGTTTTCACCCCTTCCTCCTGTCTTTCGGCGGATTCTGAAGCAATATCAGTAGTTTGAATAGTAAAGGGTTTTATAAAACCCGTTGTCCGTGTCCGTTAAAACCCGCCCTCCGCCGTTACGGACACGGACACGGACAACGGACACGGCTTCCACCGGACATGCCCTCATCCGGAACCATCTTTAAACCGTCTTTAAATTTGCGCGTGCTGGCCTGGAATCGCGAAGGGGTACACTTGCCCGGCCCCGCGAATCAAAACGCCTCAGAAGGCGAATCCGGCGTTTTGCGGTTTTTACCCGGCAAGATGGTCTTCCAGGGTTCTGACGATCGACTTTATGTCCGCATCCTGGACCATGAGAAACGGCCTCGCCGGGACAAGGCTCCCCGGATGCCTCACCCGCTTGCGGAACCCGATGCCGGGTATTGAAAGCGCCTTTGCCTTTTTCGGGACGATATCGTGAGGCCGCGTCTTGCCGCCCAGGTGGAGTATCCTCGCATACTTGACATTCGTTCCGACGGTGACCCGGCTCCGCTCGGCCCTGGCCGTGATGGAGTCTCTCAGCTGTCCGGTGTCGGACAGGGTCTGTCCGCCGCCCAAGAGAACACGCCTGGAGGGCTCCCATTTCGAGGGCCTGCCCTGTTCCTCGAAGTTGCGCTTGACCGAGAGCTTGACAATCTCCCCGATTTCCGCCATGACCGGAGTCATGTCCCTCGCCCTGGACAGGAGGCGTTCGAGCCGCTCCTTGACCGCCTGATCGTCAACGGTGATGGTTAATGTGTCCGCCATTTGCGTTTCCTCGCGTTTATGGTATTGTGTGATCCTGATTGCGGGAGCGTCCGGAAAAGGGGAGGCCCACTCCGTCTAACTATCCGGCCGCGCCGGTCCGTGGGTCGTTCCGGCCTTGTCCCCGCTTATAGAGCAGAACACCCTTTCTCTGTTTGTTCACATACGCTGTGTTCCTCATTGCGGGAGCGTCCGGAAAAGGGGAGACCCACTCCGCCTAACTATCCGGCCGCGCCGGTCCGTGGGTCGTTCCGGCCTTGTCCCCGTTTATAGAGCAGAACACCCTTTCT